AAGTTAGAACTGGTAAGCTCAACTTCGTTTAGCCTTTTGTTGACATCATTAACTAATGTTAGAAATGTTGTAGCCATTGAATATTCCTTATGTATGAAAGGGGTAGAGCGTTAACCCTACCCCAAACATTACGTATTACGCAAGCGTATCACGATCTACTTCATCTGCACCTACTGTGCCTATATCATCAACGTCTAGCAATAATGCAAAGACACGGATAACACCAGCAGTTGTAGTTCCAGTTTGTGCCTGAATTAAAACATCAAGCGTGTCGGCAGTTGCACCAACAGTGATAGGTCCATTACCTGCACCTACACTATAAGCACCTGCTGATGCACCGTCAAGGTCAAAGCCATCAACGTATGCATCCACATCAACACCTGTCACTCCTAGATCTAGTGCACAGTCAGAAGAAGTACCAGCGTGAACTGTCGTTACTTCAAAACCAGCATCTAATATCATAGTATTAGCAGGTACTGTTATGGCTTGAATAATATCGGCAGCAGCTAGTGCTGTACCTTTAGCGGTAGCAGCAGCTCCAAAGTCAATACTATTTTGCACCAAGTAAGGAGCACGGCCTCTAGCATCTGAGCCACGTGCAGCTGAACTTAAGGTTGTTACTGTAGCCATGATTCAGTCTCCTTATACCAAGCAATAACGTGCAACACTTAGAGCTTCAGGTCTAAGTATCTTACGTCCATACAAATGCATTCCCCGAACTATGTCGGCAAAGCTATCAGGGTCACGATATGTCTCTGTCTTATTAATCTGCTCGGCAGTTGCTACAGCAGAAGAATGTCCAGATACAATCATACCAAAGTTAGAGGAGTTTGTACCACCAGTAGTAGCTGGGCCAGTTCCAATAGAAGGTAGGTTGTTAGACATATATACTTTAAAACCATGAAGGTTATTAAGTATAAGACCATTTTGTATTCCGCTTCCACCAAAGTCACCATTGAGAAGACGAGAGTCTTCATCTTTGAGAACTTCAACGAAAACTGGATCAACGACAAGCCAACGATTGTTGGTGTCAACATTTTGCTGATCAAGCAAACGAGCCATACGAGCTACGATTTGTAATGGGTTAGCATTACCTGAACCGGGTGTAGCAGAAGTTGCCCCACCAGCACGTGCTTGAATACCAATTGCATTAGAACCAGAACCACCAAACTCAGCAGCATCTATTTTCATAGTGTCTAAGAGTTCGTCAGTACCTGCTGTAGATACAGAAACTGCACCATTAACAGTTGTGTTAACAGTATCAGCATTGGTATGCAAAGAAGACTGTTTAAAACCAGTCAAGTAACCAAGAGCGTCTTGGTCAAACTGGTCAGCTAGTCTGTAAGCCGCACGATCAGTTGCAAGCTGTTGGAAGTTGATGTGAGAGTGTGCCTCTTCAATATCATCGACTTTAAATGCAAAGTAGTTTGCTTTGTCAATGGTAAGAGAGAACTCTTCATCGTCCAAGTCTTGCGGAGTAATCGTAGTACCACGAGCATATGCTTTGACCGTGATTTCTGGCTCCTTAATTATTTTAACGCTATCGCCCATATTTGCGATCTCGCCAAAGTAGTCACTATTTGTAATAGCTTCAACTATTGAAGCCTTACGAAAAGCTACTTGTACCTGCTTAGAGTAGATAATTGGTGAAAAATTACCATTAGGCAGGTTGCCGTAGCCTGTTGCAGTTGAAAATGCCATTTTATTTTCTCCTATATACGACATCCCATGTGTACATATTGTACACTATTTTTATCTACCTTAAGGGCCGTGAACTAAGAGGTTGTACGTGTAAGGCCAACTACACATAGGCTCTTCATCATCGGGTTGTCTTAGAAGTATAGTGAGATATAGTTAGGTAGTCTTATTCAAGGGCTAACTACATCTTGCGACTATGTATAGTTATATACACAATCTACTGTTTGTCAACACTAATTAACGTGCCGATCCAGATACATCGTATACAAACTTGTTTTGTCTAATAGCTTCCATGATTTCGTCTGATTTATTTTCGTATTCCTTTGCGGTCATACGCTGTACATCAGACTCTCTTAGAAAAGAACTAGACTCATTTTCTACAGGTTTGTTACGTTTTCCTTTTGTAGATACAGACTTAGCTGCATCTTTGTTACTAGCTTTCTTAGTTGTAAGATTCTTATCTGCCTTATACAAATCAATTGCTCTAGCAGCAGATCGTGCATCATTATCATTTTCATACAGAGCATTCTGTACCCATTGTGGCTGTTCATCTGCCCATGCATGAAAGTCATCATCATTACGTATCTCATCAAAGTCTGGATGCATCTGTAACAATTCTGTCTCTGCACGTTGTTTGCTTACGTCCTGTTGCATATCATCTAATGCTTTAACACGTTGTTCTAGACTAGCTGATTGTTCTGCTGCTTTCTTCATAGCTATTGTTTCTACTATAGCAGCTACATCAGGATACTCTTTAGCCCATGTATCTATATCCTCGTCAGACTTAGGAAGTTTAATCTGTTTCTTAGTTGACTGTTCTAACTGGCTCTTAAGTGCATTTATCTCAGTCTTTAGTTCTTCTGTCTGTTTCTGCTGATGCCTACGTAGATCTGAATATCTTTTCTTAAATGTTTTTTCTTCAGCAGTAGTAGGTTCTGCTTCTTCTACTTCTTCTGTTGAGGCATCCTGTTTTTGTTCATCTAATAGCTGTTCTAGTTCTTCTTCGTCCTTCTTAAGTTTCTCATCCTTACTGTAAGGTCTAGATACAAATGCTACTTTACTTGGTTCTACTTCTACTTGTGTTACGTCTGACATATTATATTTCCTTTCGTTGGGGCTATGGTAGCCTTATTAGGGGCATAGGTAGCCAACACATGTGGTTTGTTATCTTGAAGCTAAACCACCACGCTTCATCTTCTTTTGTTTTTTCTTTTTAGGCATAAAACCACCTTTATTTAATTGACCTCCTGCTGGTCCTCCCGGTGTTCCAGCTGCTGCTCCTTGTCCTCCTAATCCTCCTCCAACACCTGTTTCTGCTGGATCTGATGCTTGATCACTTTCTACAGTATCAGGTTCATCTGGTTCACCTATAGCATCTTGTGCATCAAATTCTGCCTGTTTTTGTGCCTGTCTAGTTTTATTGTAACTAACTTCATACTCATTAGTAAATGGATTATATTCATACACAGCACCAAGAGGTGCGGTAGGACCAAATGTACTGTAACCTGTTGGAGTAGCTACACTACCGGGTGGTCTATCACCCCTACTAACTGCATCAGCATGTGCTGCTATCTGTGCACCTGTAGCACCTAATGCTCTACTTATTGTAGCTTCTACTACATCATCTGGATAACTTGCTAATGATTTTTGTGCTGCAGCCATAGCATCAGCATCAGCTTTATCAACCATTTCTGAAAACATATCAGGTGCAATATCCCTTAAAAACTGAGCTTCTCTAGCTTTTTGTTGATCTAAAGTACCTTGACCTATCGTAGCTCCACCAAAATAAGATCCAAGAGCTTGTGTTGCTAAACCAATAGGATTTGATATACCCAAAGGATTCATTGAAAACTGCGTACCTAAGTTACCAAACAATTCCATACCTTTAGCAACAGTAGGATTAGCATCAGCAAAATCTGCAAAATCTGCTAGTTCAGTAGGTGACATTTCTGCTGTAGATTTTGTATCACTACCAGAAACACCACCATCTACTTCACCACTACCTAGTTCAGATTCTACTTTAGCAGTTTCTGATTTAACATCTCTAGGTTTTGCTTCAGCTTTCTTAGGTTTCTCTATAAATCCTCTAGGTAAAGGTGGAAAAAACTTACCGCTTATTTTAGTAGATGTCATTTCCTGTCCTGTATCTGGATTATAATACGTAGTAGGTGGCATATAGCCATCTCCTATATCACCAAATAGTTGTGCACCTCTGCCTCTTCTACCATCATTAACAAACACACCATCTCTTGCATTAATTACACCACCATTACTCATCTCATTATCAGGTGATCCTGCTACAATAATTAAATCTTCCATACCAAATGGTACATCATCATCTATGGTAGCTTCTTCAGAGTTACCCATTTGCCCCATCTCTTCCATACGAGCTAAACCTTTTTTAGCCTTATCACGCATGAGCATTAGTTTTTCTAAACCTATAAATCGTACAACATCAGCAGGAAATACAAACTCACCCGGACTTAGCTTTGCATCTAT